CCCATCTCACAAATCCTTTCTGTAAGGGGCGAAAGTCGTTGCGCTGCATAGGGTTGTGTGGCGGCCGGCCACTACAGAGCGTATGCAGCGCAACGACTTTCGGTCACGGTCCGATCTTGACGATGCCCTCTTTGAGAGCAGCCGGGGTGCCACCGGGGCCAGCCTCGGTGGTGGTGGCTGTGTAGAGCCCCAGCGCGATTGCCACAGCGATCTGGCGTCCAAGGATGCTGGGCTCAACCTGAGACAGTACTGGGAAACGATAAATGTAAGCCTCAAGGCCAACACCGTTGCCCATATACATTGTGGTGTCAGTGATCCCAGGTGTGATCGTGGTACGCAACCCAGCCACCCGACCCTCAAAGCTGGTGGCCTGGCTGGTGCCGAGGGCATTGACAGCACCGATGCTGGGGAAGATCGGCCTACCGGCCAGATCCACCAGCCCACCGAGCTGCCGCCAGCCCTGGGGCCCCATGGCCAGCCATGTGGGCAGCTCATTGGTGTTGGTGAACACCAGAGCAGCTGCCTCATAGATGGCAGCAAGGGTGGTGGCAGCATCGGCACCGGCAGCCAGAGTGACACTCGCTGTGGTCTGAGATGCGGCATTCACCACAGCATTCTCGGCAGCCCGAGCCGTGCGCCGATTGAGCTGCTGCACCACTAGATCAAGAGATCCGGCCACCAGAGCCTCGGCCTGCAGCGAAAGGTTGAGGTATGAGCCAACGGTGCTGAGCTGCACCGGATCTGCCAGCACATCGAATTTCTTGCTGGGCAGCTCGGCTTTCTCTTTGCCACCAGCCTGGGGGCCAGCCCCATCGTTGAGGTTTGGATCTACGATCCGAGGCCTCATGAAATTGAGTGGCCCAGGGCTCGGCAGAGGGCCGATGAGATCCAGGAAAGGCGTGCCACCCCAAGAGGTATCGATGACAGGGCCCACCACCGGATTGACCGTGATGCCCGAGAATCCGCCAGCCGTAGCCACAGTGACCTCGGCCTTGGTGCCCATATGTTCTGCTGCCCGACCTTGAAAACGTCGGACGCGCTCACGTGCCTCTCGATCATCGTGCTGGTGGATGTAGTCCCAGAGAACCTCACCGGCAGATCTCCACTGGTGGGTGCCATCCGGCACCACCGGGGCACCGGTCCACTTGGCAATGCTGGCAGCCGTATCGGCATCAAGGGCCAGATCTCGGGTGGTGAGAGTCAGCTGGCCATCGATGTCACGTACTCGGCTCTGGATGTTGAGCAGCGTGGCTTTCTCGGTATCCACAAGATCACGCTGATTGTCCTCAAACGCTCGGCTCTTGATGTCGTCGGCGCGCTGCACAAGGCCTTGGCGCTCCTGAATGAGCTTGGTGCTGATTTGATCCATGAGTGAAAACCCTTTGATAGCTGGGGATCTCACCGATGTGCCCGCTTGCGCTGGATGTGCCTACTTTGGGCCGTGCCCCGAGATCGTAGGTGTGTCCGCTAGTCGCTGGGTGTGTCGATTTGTTACGGGGCCGAGGCTAGACCCTTACTCACCATTGAGCAAGGCATCCCACCGTTTCTGCTCTGCTGCTGCCTGATCGATGAACTCAAAGACCTCGGCCAGCTCGGCCTTGGCCACTGTGTCTGCTGTCTCGGCCGATGTCGGCGCGTCATCCTTGCCCTCTCGGATCGAGCTGACCAGAGCCGAGCTGTAAGCCCCGGCTGCCACAGCAGCCACGTGCCTGAGCACCACACTCTTTCGGATCACCAAGCTATTGGGACGCTCCACCATCGGGGCAGGCACGATCGAGGTAAAGCCCACCGAGAATGCCCGATGAGAGCTGGTGAGCACATCCCGAGCCTGGGCAGCATGGGTGGCATCGAGCTTGAAGATCCCCACCAGCCCCTCGGCAGACTCACGAAACTCTCGGCCGTAGCCCATCCGATTGGGTAGATCCTCACTGTGGTTGTACGTCAGAGCCACCCAGTGAGGGGCTCGGATGGCTCGGTCACATGAGCCGGGGGCAAAGGCCTCTCGGTATCGGATCACCCCATCCGGCCGTGGCTCCACTATGGGTGCCTCGATGCCGTAGGGCACCACCAGCCCCTCTACCGTCATGCCATCATCCGGCAGCTCTCGGATCTCAAGATCAGCCGGAAACTCTCGGATGTAGATCATGGACTCATCCACTGACACTCACCACACTCTGTAGCTGGGGATCGGCCGAGGGGCTGCCAGATCCGTTGATAGGGGCTAGATTCTCGGCAGCTCTGATCTCATCCACACTCATTGCCCCCAGCTCAAGCATGATCTTGTATGTCTGGGCTCTCTCCAAAGCCGGTGGCTGGGTGTAGCTATCGGCATTGAGCAGCAGATCTACATGGCCAGGCAGAGCCCACTCGGACAGAGCCGTCATGATGTATTGCCCATGGGGCTTGAGCGTGATCCGCCACCAGTAATCAAAGATCGAGTTGACGTTGGTGTACGTCATCGAGTCCGAGCCACTCGGCAGCCCCAGCAACGTGGGTGGAACCCCTAGCAGCACAGCGATTCTCGACTCAGTGAATTTCTGCATATCGGTGAGCGTCATATCGCGCGGGGTGGTCTGGGTGACAGCCAGGCTCAGATCGGCATCGAGGATGGCCGGTGCTGCCATCCGAGATCTGGCTGCCTCTAGCCACTGTGCCTTGAGCCGATTGCTCTCATCCTTGCTCATCCGGTACTTGCTGGTCAGGATGCCCCAGGGCACACCCCCAGCTTGGGCCATATCGGATGCGTACCTCATGAGGCTCTTGCCTGCAGTGATCCTCTCCCCAGCTACCTCAAGGGGCCCATGGCCTCTGGCGTCACCAGACCAGCTGGCATACCGGATGTGCACCAGCTCGGCATCGGCATCCTGCCCATTTATGGTGTAGTGCCTCACCCCATCTTGGATCTCGGCATTGACCAGCCAAGGATCGATCACCATAAAGGTTCGGGGGTAACCACTATCGGCAAATCGGCTGGTGCAGATGATGAAAACCTCACCACAGGCAAAGTAGCTCCACACAGCTTGCCGGGTGAACTCTGCCCAGTGGCTGTAGATGGTGGGGCTCGGATTGGTCAGCCAGCTGGGGCTCGGCTGCCTGACACCAGCCTTAGAGACCACCGTGGGCATATCAGCTATGGCCACGGCATTCTTATCGATGGCAGCCCAGACAATATCGGTGCCACCACCCATCCACCGAGCACCAGTGTGCTGAGAGAAAGCATTGGGCAGGGCCCACTCGACTGGCCACCCAGCCCAGGCAGTCATCTCGGGTGGTGGGGCCGAGGCTGGGTAGAGCACATTGGTGCCACCCACCCCGAGATTGTCATATTGGCCAGGCACCCCATCGGTGCCGGTGGGCAGATCCGCTGGGCTCGGCACCGTGGGCACACCTGGGTAGGTGGGGCTCACCGTGCCCATCGGCTCATTGGCATTGGGGGTGGCATCTCTCGGGTTACCCGGCTCGGGTGGTGGCAAAGATCGGCCGTGGTCACCCGGTGTGTCTGCCATAGGTCTCGATTCTGCCCTATTGCGCAAGGGTCCACAGCGCGCTATAGGGCCCCTCTCTCATCCCCAGATCCCATGTCATCCCTGGGATCTCGATGGGATGAGCCCTGAGATGTCATCCCAGATCCCAGTGCCCTATAGGTGGGAGGGATGTGGGATGAGACGTTTTCCCAGGTCAGGGGCTTGGGATGAGATCTGGCCCTGGGATGACAAATCGGTGGCCCTGAGAGGCTCTGTGAGCCATGCTGGGGGCTCGGTGACCCAACCACACCGAGGGGCCCCAGCTGGTCAGTCTCAGCCCAGCTGGGGTGCCAAGGGTCACCAGATATTGATGGCTCTCCGCTCACGCTCAAGGTGCACAGCTGCCCAGCTGGCTGCTCTCACCAGCTCCCACGGCTCGGTGCTGATCACCCGGATGCCCGATGTCTCGGACACTCGGCAGCTGATCATCTGCTCGGCCAGCACTGGGCTATTGGCGTGCATCACCAGCCGTCTGCTCACCAGCTGCCTGAGCTGGCTCAGACAGGCCTTGGTCTCGGCATAGCTGCTCACCGTGATCGGTATCCCGAGATCCTCGATGTGCGGATCGGCCTGCAGCGCTGGGCCCACCACCAGAGAGCTGCCGGGGTGAGATCGGCTGTGCATCCCGATCCACTCAAAGGCCACCGTCCGATCCCCCAGCTCAAAGCCCTGCACCACTATTCGGCCGTCCAGAGCCTTGCTGGCAGCAGCTACGGCCACCCCTCGGCCAAAGATGTCCTCAAGCCCGAAAACCACGGCACCGGGGGTCTCAGCATCCCCAGCTAGCTCCTGCCAGATGCCCTCGGGCAGCAGAGGCAGCCCCGGCTTGGTGAGGCTGTGAGCAGCCTTGCTGGGCCACTGATTGAGGTACTGGGATCGAAAGAATGCCACCGGATCGGTGCTGAGTGTCTGATTGCCGAGGGCTCTGGCCAGCTCTCGGGCAATGAGAGCCTCACGCTTGGGGGTCCACCGAGGGCTTGCCTGTCTCCACCCGGCTCGATCCTCAAGGGGCAGCCATGGTCTGGCACTCCACTCGATCAGCAACGTGCCATCACCATCCATGGCAGCAGCGCGCCGATCGATCACCAGCGGGGTGGCCAGATGGTGCGCAGTGGAGATGATCCCCAGCTGGCTCCACTTGCTCTCAAGCATGGTGGGCACCACACCGTCATCGATGTGCTCGGGCTGGATGGCCCAGGCCTCATCAACACCGGCCATCGAGATGGTGTAGCCATAGGCACCCTCGGCTGTGGACAGAGACCAGACACTCAGGCCTCTCCTGACCTCTTGAGAGCCGTTACCGTGCCGAGCGTCCCAACCATCTTGGGTCTCGGCCCAGGCTCGGGCTGGCCGTTGGATCTTGTTGGCCACCTTGAGCTTGTTGGCTATGTGCAGGATCTCTTGGGGCTCACCGATGGTCTCGGCCATGGACATCCGCCACAGGCACAGCTCACGCCACCAGTAGCTCTTGCCCAGCTGCCTGGCCACCGTCAAGATCCACTCTTGCCAGACCAGCTGGCCATCGGCATCATGCTCCAAGATCCGAGCCGAGATGAGCCGTTGCCACCAGTCGAGATCCGAGCCTGTCCGATCATGGACAAATGAGACAAGCTGGGCCCCATACGATCCCACGGCATCCGGATGTGGCCCCGTCATAAACCTTGGCCAGCAAGCAGTCTCGGGCACCACCAGCAGGGGCTCTACCCACTCACAGCCCTTGAAATCGGCCGG